TGTTGATCTACCCTTTGTGGATGTTGGAGACTACAGTGTATATCTTACTGGTAAGACTAACTTCCGGTTTGACGTAGCTGTCTCCTACCCCTACAAGGGAAATAGAAAGGCAGTAGAGAAGCCTATCCACTTGTCAGCTACCCGAAGCCACATGATCGAGCATTACGGTGCTATAGTTAGTGTAGACGAAGAGGCTGATGATCTTATCGCTAAGGAGGCTACTGCACTAGATTACGATTGTGTCGTGGCCTCTATTGATAAGGATATGCTTCAGCTACCTTGCTGGCACTTTAACTTCGTTAGGGGGGACTGGACTAAGGTGTCCCCCTCCGAGGGAATTAAGTTCTTCTATACCCAGATACTTACAGGTGACGCGGCTGATAATATTAAGGGTCTACACAGAGTTGGGCCTAAGACTGCTGATAAGATGCTTGCAGATTGCAAGACTGAAGTTGATCTATGGGAAGCTGTCTACAGTGCCTATGATGGTGACACTGTGCGTATCATAGAGAACGCTAGGTTGTTGTGGCTTAGGCGCTACGACAATGAAGTCTGGAAGCCTCCGAAGGGAGCTACTTATGAAAGATAAATACAACAGGTCCAAGAGAATTTATAGGTATGGTGTTAAGAATGGCCTAGAAGAAAGGGCTGGTGATACTCTTAAAGCTGGTGGTATGGACCCAGATGCTATCTATGAGTCTACTAAGATTAAGTACATTAGGCCACAAAGCAACCATACCTATAATCCAGATTGGCCCTTACCTAATGGTGTTATAGTAGAGACTAAGGGTCTATTTGAGTTAGCAGACCGTAAGAAGCACTTACTAATAAAGGCACAACACCCTGATTTAGATATTAGGTTTGTCTTTAGTAACTCTGCCACTAAGATAGGTAAGAAGTCAAAGACAAGTTATGGTGATTGGTGTACTAAGAACGGTTTCAGGTTTGCGGATAAGATAATTCCAAAGGATTGGTTAAAGTGATGATAGATAAGTTCTGGGGTATGTTTACTGGTGAGAAAGGAAAGTGTGTAGACAAACCTAGGCTTCTTATTTGGGATGTTGTGGGGAAACCCTATCCTACTAGGATGTTTGGTGATGTAGGTTTCCTCCTGCCTGTTAAAGTGGAGTACGATGGTGTTGTGTCTGATACCGAGTTGTACTATAGTACCCATGACGATGCTATGGGAGTAGTTCGATATTTTAAGTCTAAGATAGAGCCTTTGGAGGTTAAGTAGTATGAGAATCAGTATTTTGGGACAATATATGATGCCTATGAATGTTCAAATAAGCCAAAACACACCGTCTGTATCTGCAATGTACTTGTTTGGGTCGTTCCGAGCTTCGGAACGGAAGAAGCTTTTAGCAGTATCTAAAGGTAACAAACCTTTATTTATTGATGCTTTAGAAGATTTTCTCAATCGTTGGGCAAAGGCTGATTGGCTTGAAGAGTACAACGTCGAGCGAGTAGGTACTTGGATTGCAAAAAGTTGTGACAAAAGTATTCAGGACGCGGCAATGCAGCGGATAAGTGGAAGAACTTCAGCTAATTCGGGTGCGGAAGAATCCAAGAGTGTACATGATAGAACCTACAAAGCATTCAAAAGTGGCCTCACAAGAGACCACGGAAAGGTTAAGTGTTATGATTAGTAAGGGTGCACAAGGTAAGACGGCTGTGGTATGGACCTGCTCCCATGATCGACCAGAAGTGTCACAAGATCGTTTTAAATGGCTAGGTGCTTTGATTGAAGACGTTAAGCCTGACTACTGTGTAGACTTGGGTGATGGGGCTGAAATGGCTTCCCTTAATAGTTTTGATAGTCGTTACCCACAGGCTATCGTAAGTCAGAACTATGAGGCAGACATTGAGTCTTACAACAAGGCTCAGGATATTCTTTGGGGTCGCTACAAGAAAGCTAAGAAGAAACGACCTTACCGTATTGGCTTCCAAGGTAATCACGAGTCTCGTATTGATCGGGCTATTAAACATGACCCTAGACTTGAGGGTAACAAACATGGTATATCTTTTAGTCACCTGAATACGGACCACTGGTTTGACGACTACCATAAGTACGAAAATGGTGGGCCAGCTATTGCAGATTACGATGGTGTATCTTACGCACACTTCTTCTCTAGTGGTAACATGGGATCAGCTATGAGTGGTGTTCATCATGGGTATGGCCTACTTGGGCTAAGGGCTACAAGTGCTACCTGCGGCCACTCACATAAGCGATCTGTCTACTTTAAGGATGGTGTAGGTCAATCGGGTAAGGGTATGATTGGTCTTGTAGCAGGTTGCTTTAAGGGGGCTAAGGAAAGCTGGGCAGGGCAACAAGCAGACTGGTGGAAGGGTGTTTTAGTTAAGCGTAATATCTCTGGTGGTATGTATGACCCTGAGTGGGTATCAATAGAAGCACTGGAGCGGGAGTATGGGTAAGAGAAGTGGTTTCGATAGGCTTAGTCGTGACTTTTATGCAACTATAGACCCGAAAGCCCTACCAGAAACATTCCTAGAGTGTATCTCTGGTGCTACCTATGCAGAACCTTGCTATGGTAATGGTGATCTTGTTAGGTTAATAGGTGATCGTGCTGAGTGTCTACATAAGAGTGATATTGAGGGTGGTGAAGGTTGTCAACAACTTGATGGTGCTAAGTTGACCTACGGTGATATATGGAAGTGTAATGCTGTAGTGACTAACCCACCCTACAAGAGAACTATGCTAGACCCTCTGTTAGACCAGTGGTTGACTGTTAAGAGGCCTATCTGGTTGTTGTTACCTGCTGATTATATGCACAACATCACGTTTGGTAAGTACATGGAGAAGTGTTCTAAGGTAGTGTCTGTAGGTAGGTTGTTCTGGTTTAAGTCTGTTTGGGTTGTTAATGAGCAGATAAGTCTTGACAGCAGACCTGAGTGGTGTAGAGATGGTAAACACATTACTTCTGAGGACCATGAGAAAGGAACCTTGGGTTATACAGGATGGTGGGACAACAAGAAGGGTTCTCCTACTAAGACAGAAACAACTAGAGGGACAGATAATTATGCTTGGTTTTGCTTTGAAGAGGGTAACAGTGATGGCACAACATTCTATGGGAGATAACTGTGTTTAAACCGAACAAGAACAAGATGAGTGGTGCCTTAGATAACATTCAGTCTCGGTTTATCTACACAAAGGATGGTAGGGTAAACACTTGGAACGTAACTAAGGGTAATGGACCAATCCGAGATGACTGCGATGGTTATGCACTTACAATGTTGTGGAAACTATCTGGTGAAAACTGGTTTAGGTTCTGGTGGCTGCAACTGTCATTACAAGCATGTATCTGGAACGTAACCTCTTATCAAGGCAATGGTCATGCTGCCCTTTGGTATAAAGGCTGGTGGACGGATAACATGGAGGGTATTTGGTACAAGACAAGTAATATGAGACACAAACGTAGGTTGCCTTATTATGCACCTCTGGTCTTGCTTAAGATGTTTGTAGGAAAGGTGCTAGGTTAATGATTACTGTTGAAGATATGGATACTATGGGCTACAAAGACACTAAGGAGACCAGTAAAATGACTTTCGATCAGTACCAAGAACAGGCAGTCAAGACGGCGATCTACCCAAGTAATGCCCATATTACCTACCCCGCTATGGGATTGGCTAATGAAGCTGGTGAGGTACTGGGTAAGGTCAAGAAGTTTATTCGTGATGGTACACTAGATCGTGAGGGTGCTATTGCAGAGATTGGAGATGTGTTGTGGTATGCTGCTGCACTTGCTCGTGATCTTAATACTGATCTTAGTGTTATTGCACAACAAAACCTTGATAAACTAGCAGATCGTGCTAAACGTGGTGTACTAGGTGGAAGTGGAGATAAACGATGAATACGAACCTTGAACCAAAAGAAAAGGGTGTTGACACAGTTACTTTAAGTGTTGTAGAACTTGATAGGCTTCTTAACGACTCTATGTTCCTTGGCTGTCTTGAGGCAGTAGGTGTGGATGGTTGGGACGGATACGATGTTGCAGTAGAAATGATGGAAGGTGAATAAAATGACAAAGATTAAGTCTGGTATTAAGGCGGGGGATAAGGTTCGCGTCAATAGTAATACATCTGGGCATGGTTTTGAAGTAGGTAGTGTTGTTTGTTTTATGGGCAACTGTTACGATTTTAATTTTATTGGCGATGATTTTAATTTTATTGGCGAGGGTGGGGTTACTTGTTGGTTACGCGAAGAAGACTGGGAGTTTGTTAATGAAAGCACTACTTTCGCTAAGATGACTGACAAGGAACGTGGTGAACTTCTTACTGCCTACCTTGATGGTGATACTATTGAGTGTCAAAACGATGGCGAAGGCTGGCGTGAGTCTCTCGAATTTCCTGATCGTGTGGCTAGTTTTCTCTACTATCGTATTAAGACTAAGCCCCCCGCTAAGATCGAGGTAGGCGGTAATTACACGAGCAAGTGTGGGGACACTTGGGTCTGTATCTTTATTAAAGGTGATAGTGCATGGCTCACTAACAAATGTTATGGTAGTGCAGCTTATAGCTTTGGGCTTGGTGGTAAAGCAAAGTGCTTAGATTCTCTTGACAGCAGGTACGACATTGATCTTACACGACAAGGTTAACAGAACCCTATTACAACAATCCACAAAACAACAATAACAACTTTACAACAAATAGAAAGAATAATATGATTAGTAACCACCTCCCTACCGATTATCAGGCTTTTATCCATACATCTAGGTACGCACGTTGGCTAGAGGAAGAGGGTCGCCGTGAGAGTTGGACAGAGACCGTCGAACGATACATGGATAATGTTGTAGGGCGTAAGATAGACGACAAGAAAACTAAGGCAGAGTTACAAGAAGCTATCCTAAGCCTTGGTGTTATGCCATCTATGCGCGCCCTTATGACTGCTGGGCCAGCACTAGACCGTGACAACACAGCAGGGTTTAACTGTTCATACCTCCCTGTAGACGACCCCCGTTCCTTTGACGAGGCTATGTTCATTTTGTTGTGTGGCACTGGTGTGGGCTTCTCTGTAGAGCGTCAGTTCGTATCTAAGCTACCAGATGTACCAGCAGACTTTACTACAGGGACTACCATTGTAGTAAAGGACAGTAAGGAAGGTTGGGCTAAGTCACTTCGTAAAGTTGTTTCAGCACTATACAAAGGTACTGTACCTCAGTGGGACGTTACTCAAGTTCGGGCAGCAGGTACTAAACTAAAGACCTTTGGTGGTCGTGCTTCTGGACCTGCTCCCCTTGTAGACCTGTTCAACTTTGTCATTCGTACCTTTGTAAATGCTAAGGGTCGTAAGCTGTCCTCTATTGAGTGTCACGACATCATGTGTAAGATTGGTGAGGTTGTTGTGGTTGGTGGCGTAAGACGATCTGCTATGATTAGCCTTAGCAACCTTAGTGATGATCGTATGCGCCACGCTAAGTCAGGTTCATGGTGGGAGGCTCACCCACAACGTGCCTTGGCTAACAACTCTGTGTGCTACACGGAAAAACCTGATGCAGTCTCTTTTATGCGTGAGTGGCTGGCTCTTGTAGAGAGTGGT